TGGTAAGATGTTGAAATCTATTACGATAAATTCCGCTGTCTTAGCCGGTTGTAAGAAAATTTGTCCTGCTAATATGTTTCTATCAATTACATCAGGTGTGTTGTTACTCTCATCCATTACAACTTTAAAGGTATAAAGACCTTGTCTTTGTTGTACTGATTCTAAGTAAGGATTCACAGTGTTTAAGAATCTTCCTCTAGTTGTAGAAGTATTTTGTTCGAATACTAAGAAACGAGATGTTGATGCAACGAATTTTTTCAAGTTGATAAGTAATCTTCTAACATTGATTCTATCTAAAGCAGATGCTTTATCTTGCAATGTTTTCTGTCCGAATGCCACAATACCTTGTCCAGGGAATGCCGCAATTGGGTTTACTTTGTTTTCATATAGAGTATCTCTTTCAGAGTGTGTTAATCTATTCAATACACTAACTGCTCCGGTGATACCACCTCTATTCAAACCAGCAGGTGCAAACCATTCAGCTGCCAATCTATCGTTTGCTGCATATACTGCAGGTAACAATGTAGAAGGTGGAACTGAAGTTAATTTGTTTGTGTTACTATCAATTGTTTTAACCCAAGGATAATAAGTTGCTACATAGTTTGAATCTACCGAATTTGCTTGCTCAGTTGCTTCGGTAATTGTATCATCATAATCGTTGAAATCAGCGATATAGAAACAATCTTGTCTTTCTTCAACCATATCAATTGCTTTAGAAGTAACCGATGGGTGAAGGCTTCTTACGATACCAGGTGTTACCACCATATTGATATCATATTCATCAGGATTAGATACTGCGTTGATTGCTTTAGTATATGCTATTGAACCATTTTGTGATGCGTTTGAACAATTGAATCCTTGTGTATTTGAATTTCCCCAATCAGTATCACCAGCTTTAGCTTTTCTTACAGTTGGGTTAGTACCATCAAATCCATATTGGAATCCTAATACAAATTGTCTTTTAACCATATCAGTTGATGCCGAACCAGTCATTACATATGATAATTGTGAATCAAATGCGAATGTTACGTTAGCACCATTTAATGCTCCAGCAGGAATTGGTTTTAAATATTGTTTGTTATCTATTGCTTTATATGCATCTTCAAAATCAAATCCAGCATAATAAACCGGAGATGATGATGTGTTGTTTGCTGAACCTGTTTGGTAATTTACTGCAGGCACCCATGCATCTTCTGTTGTAGAATTTGTTTTAATTGGATTCACATATGCTGCGTGTCCAAATGGTGCTGCTGATATTGGATAAGAACCTGGTCCTAAGATATTAGAATTAGCATCTTGCACAACTACTCTTACATTTGTTGATTTATTTGAGTAATCACCAGTTTCAGTTAATTTTCCATTAGAATCGATTGTTAACTTTCTATCACCAATTCTTCTAGCTATATAGTTAGGAGATGCAGGGTCTAAGTTTACGTTATTATATGTTTCAACTACACTCTTTCTCTTATCAGTATCATTAAATGAACGAATGGTTACAGTAAATGTTGAATAATCAGTTGAACCATCTTCACCAGCCGCTTTTACATTAGAAATACCAACTTTAAATTTAGTATTATATAATGTACCATGTCCTATTGTTTCGAATTTAAATAAGTTATATCTTTCACCACTAATTAATTGAGATACTACGATTGGAGTTTCTGCCTCACTAGCATCACCATACACTTGTGTTGGTAAATTAACTTCGTATATTTTTACACCATCTAAAGCGGTATCATTTTTATATCCTAATGATGCACTTTCAAAATACAAATATCCATAAGCTGCTTTAGCACCGAATGGAGATTCACCAAATACATCAGAAATATCATTTGTAGCTTCTTGAAAAATTGATGCCGATACACTAGCTGCTCCAGAACCAGAACTAATTAGTCCTGATATTACGAATGAACCAGAGATTGATATACTACTTGTAATATTATTATTAGCGTTTACAAATCCAACACCCTCATCACCAAAATTAGTTGAATATAAAACTCCAACTATTTTTTTACCATAAGAACCGGATGCTAATATACCCAAAGGTGCTGCCTGTGAGTAACCACCGATTCCGGCAACTCTTACGATTGTTGCTTGCCCAGCTTCTCTTAAATAATTTTGTACTGCGTATTCGGTATAATAAGTTCCATCAGGTGTTCCGAAGATATCTTCAAATTCTGATTGCGTTCTTACGATTGTTGGAACGAATGCAGGTCCTTGTTTAAAAGGTCCTATAAATGCCGCTCCAATTTCTCCAACTCCTTGAGCTAAGAAGGATAGGTCATTTTCTCTTGTGAATACGCCAGGTGATACGATTCTTTCTGCCATTTTATTTCTTCGATTTGTATTTTAAGTTTGTATTAGTAATAACTTACAGTAATACTCATATAAATATAAACAAAATATTCAAAACACAAATTAATTATTAAGAATCGATATTACAATCTATAATTTTATTTTTGTATTTTGATTAAACAGGAGCTGTTTCACTGATGTTTGGTGTTACACTACCAGATATTGGTGACCACGGTAGGTCTGCTTCAGAAACTTCCAGCTTAACCCATTTTTTACTATTTATTTCTTTTTCAATTACTCCATTGATATGTGCCATATAGTTGGTTGATGGATTAGAACCACTTACATAATTTTTAACCCAACCAAGAACTTGTGCTTCTGTTAATTCACTATATGGTGTAAAACTGGATGTGTTTATTGTACTAATACTAAATGGTGTTGCGCCGGTAAAAGTTCCTTCGTTACCATCTTCGTCTGTAGCTTTTAGTTTCCATTGTGTACCGATAACGGCATCATTAATGTTTTCACTATTTTGCTTTTTAAGTCCTACTAATTTCCATTCGTATGTAAATCCCATAATAATTGTGTTTTATATTCTATAAATATATCTAATTTATTTTTTAAACTTGCAAAGAACCACTATAATAATCAGTAGTTAATAAATGTCTATATGCCTGTGCCATATGGTCTAATTCAGATGGTACTTCTAACATAAATTTACACTTATGGTCCATACCCTCAGTACCAATTGATACTCCATATTTATTATCAGCTGGATTGATTCCCATAAATCCAATTGGCTTTGCATCAGCATCTCTGGCTGCTTTATCTTTATAAATAGTTACCGCTACTTCCGCAGTATAACCAGCCGCCCAATATACCTCCGTACCCGCACTTCTATCCATTGGTGTCAAACCATCTGGCATAGATAGGTCAACGGGTGGTTTGAAATCTGCCATTCTTTTTTCAACCTTTACATTTGTTACAACATGATACGCATTTGGTGCAATTAGTCCAGTTCCTGGTAATTCGTAATCTCTTAAAAGTGCCATAATCTATTCTTTATTAATATTAAGTATTAAATCTTTAATTTTTTGTAATTCTTCTTTTAGTAAATTAATTTCATCAGCTTGCTTATTGATAATAATTTGTTGTTCTTTAAATCCTTCGATAAATAAACCCGCAAAGTTACCATACGCAACCGCATATTCATCTAAATGTTCCGTATATGATACAACTTCCGGAACAACTTCATTAACTTCTTGTGCAACTACTCCTAATTGTCTTTTATCAGCTCCACCATCTGGAATTGTATCATTTTCATTGTAAATCTTAGTATAGTAAACACCTCTTAATTCTAAAATTTTATCCAAAGCATTATCAACTGTAACAACATCTTTTTTCTTTCTTATATCGGAATACGCTACGATGTTACCTGTTGCATATACACCACCATTACAATATATTGCGTATCCACCTGCGGTTGCCGAAGTTCCCATTCCGGTACAGTTATTTCCCAATGAATGGTACAATACCCATCTTCCAGCATTTTGTAAATATATTCCACCATTACCACTCTCCCACATATAGTGTGGTAAGTATGCTGAATCAATTGCGTGCCCATACCATCCATTTCGGTTACCATTCATTCTCCAAGCACCATATGTAATATCGTTTGGATACCAGTGTGCACCATTATAATCTGAATAAAATCCAGTATTATTTGTGTACATCCACTTATACTTAAATGAATAGTTTGAACCACCTGCTAATTGGATACACAAATCACTCATATCGTAATCAGAATAAACTCTAGTTCCTTCATAAGAACCAGCATTTGCTCCCAATTTAATACCAGTATGATATGCAATTCTTAAATCCGGATAAGGATAACCCCATCCACCACCTTCTTGGAATATTTCGTAAGCATTAGTACCTTGTCCAGAGTTACCACCCGTACCAATGAATGTAAATCTTGCTGCTCTACAATAGTTGTTAAATTCACCACTACTAAATTGAGAATAAGATTGAGGGTCACAATAATATCCTGTATTATCTCTATCGTAAATAAAGTTTGTTCTTATTTCATATAGATAAGTTCTATTACCAGAATAATGGTTAATATAAGTCTCATATCCATTTTGGCAATCTAAGTGTAAGTTACCATTAGTTGCTACAACAGACGCCCAACTATTAGGTCTACCATTTGCACCAACGTAAAGATATGCTCCCCAAGTTGGGTTAGGTCCATGCAATGCACCACCTCTAATTCTCAATGCCTGGTCTGATGTTGAGTTAGGGTCTAAATAATATCCCGAATCGTTTGAATCATAGAATGCACCCGCATATAATCCACCACCGGCAGATGCCGCGTTATCATACATAGTAATTTTAAACCAACCACCAGGACTTGCCCAGCTATGTCTCCACCATAATGAATCGGTAACACCACCCGTCAATTGCCATCCATATCCAACTCCAGAATACGAATAGTGATATACTTGCGCAGTTAAATAGTGAGATGTATCTCCAGGCGATTGCCCAATACCACCCCAGCTATCACCCCATCCAGAACCCCAGTTCATTTGGTCATTAAATGAAGTAGTACCCCATCCTCTTGCTCCGGTCCAGTGGTTACTATCTCCAGTATAATCACTTCTTCTAAAATTAGTTTTTCCGTCTAGACCAATTCTATTTTTACCATATAATGTTAATCCTTGCCAGTTACTTTCACCATCACCATTAAAATAATATCCTGTATTGTGGTCATAATATATAGGTGACCTCATATCGTTTCTTACCCAAATGGTAGAAGAAATTGCGGCGAATGTAGTACCATAGTTTTGTACTAACATACCGTGGTCACTTAAATAACTAGCCTGTCCGCCAGCATTTGGATGTGACCATGCAATTCCGTAGTGGTTGTTAGTAGCTGAACCATCAATTGATAATTTATATGAATTACCCATTGCGAATACACCCTGATATCTAGTTGATGTATAAACACCTACAACTGAACAACCATAGTTGTAATCTAAGTAAAGGTTTTCGTTTCCATCAATACGAATACCACCATTTGCTACTACATAACTTAATCTAGCAGTTCCATTAGGGTCACAATAATATGCAGTATTATTTGAATCATAGAATATTGGTGCTCTTAATGAGTTACCACCAGTTAAGTAGTTATTTGCATAAACAGTACTATCCGAATACCACTCCATTGTAGTATATCGAGTACCACCGGTATTTGTATTATAAAAATATGTATTACCACCTTGATTGAATCTCATATAGGCCTGTCCTTGTCCGGTATTAATTCTACCGAATCCGGAAGGAGAGCCACCGTCATTTTGAACGTTAAATCCAAAACCACCATCATTCCAAGTTACACCAGGCTCGGATACCCACATTTGTAAATAAGATGGTGTACTAGTACCCATTTCATTTCCTCTAGCAGTTAATCTAATAGTAGAATTTCCATGACCACCAGCTACTTGGAACATACCTCTTACATAAGAACCACCATTAGGGTCTACATAATATTCCGTATTATCCGAATCGTAAAATAATGGTGCTCTAAATGAACCATTTGCCCAAACAGTAGTACCATTATCCCAACGTAAGTTCCATTGTACCATACTTTGTGGACCACCATATCCTAATCTCCAATCTTGAGAACTATAATTACCCATTAAACCCCAATATTGACCGGAGTTGTTCATTCCAAAATAGCCCTGATTATTATACGCATCCAAACGAATATAAGATGATGCCGTTTGTGCAATTAAATGTCTAAATAATGATATGTTTTCTGGATCACAATAATATCCTGTATTATCTCTATCGTAGAATCTATATGAATATACATTTCCACCCGTAGTTAAATCACCACCGATAAATGCTCCACCAGCAAAACCTATACGAGAATAAGTTGTACCATTGTTCCTCATTGCTAAGTGGTGGTCATATCCACTTCCATATTCATAGCCCAATCCGTACATATTACCAATTGGCCAAGATTCACCAATAGTCCAAATTACTTTAGAAGCAGTACCAGTAGAATTATAACTACCCATCATACCACCTTCATTTCTGGATACTAAGTAGTTTGAAAACCACAGTCTACCGTTTTGCTCCGTTTGATTGAAGTTATTAGTTCCTGCAAAATCACCATAATATCCAGTATTATCGTTATCTCTAAATAATGGTGCTCTAAAATCAGCAGATGCATATGCAATACCACTTTCGTTTACTGAAAATAATTCGTTTGTTGATTTAATTGCGTTATTACCAACTATAAATTTCTGTCCAGTTTCGTTATCATTAGAATCTATACTTACACGTACTTCACCAGCACCTGCCATAAATAATTTATTACCAGATGAATTATTTTGTAAAAGAACAACATCATAAGTATTATCTCTATATAAACCGGCTCCAGTATCAGATAGATAAAATGCCCCACCATTACCACCAGAATTTGCAGTTACCTGATTGTGTATAACATTATCGGTTGTACGAACATACTGATTCATATTGTAAGCGTAAACTTGGTCAACACTATTTAATATTTGTTGCCAAGAATTCCAAGTACTAGCTCCAGTTCCCAATCTACTCCATAATCTTCCAGCTGCTGTGTATGCAATTTGTATTGGAGCTCCTCCACTCAAATCAGTACTACCACCATAACTTCTCCAAAACATTTGTCCGTTATATGTACCACCGTCACTTAATCCATTTACACTATTTGTTTTGAAATCAAAATAAACTCCAGCATTTTTACTTGATGGTGTATCGTTTACATTTCGAGTATCATTTGAATCAACAGCTTCAGCTCTATCAGCAGTACCGGTTAAGTTTGATGTTACGTTTGCAAAAGTTACCGAATCGGTTGTTCTAACATTCTGATTCATTAAGTGAACTTCAGTTGCACCTTGTCCAGTATCAACCGTAGAGAATGTAACCGCATCCGTAGTTCTTACGTTTTGGTTCATTAAGTGAACTTCAGTTGCACCTTGTCCCGTATCCACAGTTGCAAAAGTTACCGCATCAGTTGTACGAACATTCTGATTCATTGCATATAATTCGTTTGCCCCTTGTCCAGTATCAACCGTAGTAAACGTTACTGCATCAGTTGTACGAACATTCTGATTCATTGCATATAGTTCGTTAGCTCCTTGTCCGGTATTTACAGTTGCAAATGTTGGGGAATCCGTTGTACGAACATTTTGGTCCATTGCATATAATTCATTTGCACCTTGTCCCGTATTTACCGTTGCGAATGTTGGAGAATCAATTGTTCTTACGTTTTGGTCCATTAAATAAAGCTCAGTCGCACCTAGTCCGGTATTAAGTGTACCACTAAGAACCACATTACCCGCTACATAAAGACCATCTTCAGCATACCATCTATCATTTGCTTCTTCCCAATAAAATGCTTTTGTTGCTGCGTTACCTCTCTTAACTTCTATACCAGCATTTTCAGTTGGTGTAGTTCCTGCTCCAATATCTGCGTTAAGTGTAATAAGATTATCACCTACGTTAAGAGTTGTTGTATTAATATATGTTGTAGTACCACTTACAGTAAGGTCACCACTAATTGTAGCGTTACCACTTACTGTTAATGTAGTACCATCGAATTTTAAATTTGCTTCAACGGTTGCGTTTGGTGCAGTTCCGTTTAATGTGATTACACCATTATCAGTTGTACCTGTCAATGATAATAATCCAGATGTACCACTACTTCCAGAAGTACCAGAAGTTCCCGATGTGCCACTAGTACCAGAAGTTCCACTAGTACCAGAAGTTCCCGATGTACCTCTACTACCGGAAGTACCAGAAGTTCCTGATGTACCTGAAGTTCCTGATGAACCACTCACTCCTGAAGTACCCGATGTTCCACTAGTACCAGAAGTTCCCGATGTACCGGATGTACCGGATGTACCAGATGAACCACTTACTCCGGATGTTCCCGAAGTTCCCGAAGTTCCGGAAGAACCACTTGCACCAGAAGTTCCTGATGTGCCAGAAGTTCCACTTGTCCCTGAAGAACCACTTGCACCGGAAGTTCCTGATGTGCCAGATGTTCCTGATGTTCCGCTTGTTCCAGAGCTACCAGCCGAACCACTTACTCCAGAAGTTCCTGATGAACCTGAAATTCCACTTGTTCCCGAACTTCCATTTATACCACTTGTTCCCGAACTTCCATTTATACCACTTGTTCCTGAGCTTCCATTTATTCCCGATGTACCAGATGTACCCGAAGTTCCAGATGAACCTTGCACTCCACTTATTCCAGAAGTTCCCGATGTACCACTACTTCCACTTGTACCAGAAGTTCCTGATGTACCAGATGTACCCGAAGTTCCGTTTGAACCGGATGAACCTTGTGCACCACTTGTTCCAGATGTACCCGATGCCCCACTTGTTCCTGAACTTCCTGAAGTACCAGATGTACCAGAAGTTCCCGAAGTTCCTGAAGAACCACTTCCTCCACCGGCTCCACTTACTCCGGAAGTTCCCGAAGTTCCTGATGTACCAGATGTACCATTAACACCCGATGTACCAGATGTACCGGATGTACCCCCACTACCTGCAGTACCAGTACCTCCACCGGCTCCCGTTACACCACTAGTACCGGATGTTCCTGAAGTTCCTGATGAACCACTAATTCCTGAAGTTCCTGATGAACCACCACTTCCACCTGTACCACTAACTCCTGAACTACCTGCAGTTCCCGTTGAACCAGATGTTCCCGAAGTTCCAGAACTTCCTTGTGAGCCAGATGTACCAGATGTACCACTACTTCCATCAGAACCTGAAGTTCCACTTGTTCCGGATGTTCCCGATGTACCAGAAGTTCCTGATGAACCAGTACTTCCAGATGTACCGGAAGTTCCTGAAGTTCCGGATGTACCACCACTACCAGAAGTTCCATCAGTTCCACTTGTTCCTGATGTTCCGCTTGTTCCAGATGTTCCTCCACTACCAGAAGTTCCGGAAGTACCAGAAGTTCCTGAAGTACCAGAAGTTCCTGATGTTCCAGATGTTCCTGACGTACCACTACTTCCACCACTACCAGAAGTTCCGGATGTACCAGAAGTTCCTGATGTACCAGATGTTCCCGATGTACCAGAAGTTCCTTCAGAACCGGTGGTACCAGATGTACCAGAAGTTCCTGATGTTCCAGAAGTTGCTGCTGCCGTTTTTATACCAATTTTACCCGTTGATGAATTATAAACTAATACTTCATCGGTTGTTATATCTGATTTTAATGAACCAATTCCAAATGACAATGAACCCGTAATACCAACACTTCCAGTAAATTCTTGCTTATCGTTTTGTGCATCACCAAATTTATTTGAACCACTTGCATAGATTATTGATGATGATATGTAAATTACTTTTAATTCAGTTGCATTTATTGTACCTGCTACTGTTAAATCAGTATTAACTACTAACCCTTTATTTGGAGAAATTATTGCAGTTGCCGAACCTGATTTTAATCTATCTAAATCACCAATTGCCGCTGCATTAATGTTAAACAAACCACCACCATCTCCACTAAAAAATGAAGAAGTGATTGAACCACTAATTTTTACATTAGAATTTATTTGAATCGAATTTGTTGGTGACCCGATTAAAGATGTTTGTATTCCGGAAGCGGAAAAGTTTGCACCCACATCTATTGAATGAGATGAAAAATTAGCTACACTACTTCCACTTACAAATAAAGAAATTTTATCTTTAGTTTGTTGATTTAAACCATTTGGGTTACCACCTAAATATTCCATTAATTACAACTTTTATGTTATTTCTAATACCGAAACAATTACATCCGCCGAATTAGCCAACGATGATGTTACCGATAGAAAATCTCCACTTTCCAAAACTAACTTTTGCTCACCACCAACCAATACATTAGTACTACCGGGTATAATTAAAGAATCTTTTACAACATAAACACATTTATTAGCGGATGTATCTCTAACCATCACACTAACTGATATATTATTTGTGCTTACATTTGCTACACCAACCCCAATTACAGTTGTTGAAGTTGCCGCAGGTGTTTCATATATTTTCACACCTGTTGTTCCAATTGAACCCGCTATACTATTTTTAAATGCGTTTGCCATTTTTTTATTTTTTTATCCTAATGCTATTGCAAATGCAATAGATGAATCTAATACGTCAACTCCATCTACTAAATATCCACCATCCGTTAAATTCATTGAGCCAGTCATTGTTATAGAACCACTTACCGCTAAACTATTACCTACAATAAGATTGGTAAATGTTGCTTGTTGAACATCGATAGTTCCTTTAAAAGAGCCGGTAAATGAACCACTTAAATTTGCGTAAGCAGATAATGCCTGTGTAATTGAACCCGAAAATATTGGACTATGTATAATCATCTATATCTATATGCTTTTTGTTATAGGTATAAATATAAATATTTTCTCTTTTAGGGTTTAACCGGCCAAGTTATATTAAATGGATTAGTTTGAGATGTAATATCTCTTAAAGATTGTCTGTATTCAGACCAAATTGATTTCGTTTCAGTTGGAATATCTGCTAATTGTGTCCAATCACATTCTGATAATAATTCGTTTCGAGTTTCTCTAATAATAAACCATTGATTTTCCAATCTATAATCTATTTCACTTTGAGATGCATCCGTTTGAATCCAATTTTGATAATATACACCATCCGTTAAAACAGGAGTTCCTTCGGTAATATTTTTTGTGTAATCATTTGGTTTTGGAGTTTGTCCAACTTCATATAAACCAAATTCTATCATAGTTTCATCTCCCAACTCATTCGGAAATGTAATATTTCTATGTGCAGCTTTTAAATCCTTAATTGTATAAGGATAACTGATTTCATTATTTATAATTCGTAAATACATATTAAGTAAATGTTGGTGGTATTGATGCGAAGTTTGTTAAATTAATACAATTCCTAAATGCATCAGTTCCAGCGGGCGTTGGTACTCTATTCCATAATTCAGGAGCAGTACCTACTAAAGCATTTGAAGTTGAACTCATATTATAAACTTGTGAGAATGTTGTTACCGCTGTGTTAAATGTAAATTGTAATACATTTGTTAATGCTCTACAATTTCTAAATGTACCAGAGAAACTCGTTACATTGATATTTAGGTCAAATATAGTTGATGGTACGGAAGTTAAACTCGCACAAGCAAAGAAACAAGATGCAAAAGATGATACATTTACTGCCGTATCAAATAATCCAGTTGGTACAGTTGATATTGTATTAATTGTTGCAAATGCACTAGCAAATGATGTTACGTTTGGTGAAAAATCAAATATATCTGCTGGTATGGCTGTTATAGATGTACCATTCATAAAATTTGAAAAACTTAATATTTCATTTAATCCATCATATCCACCAACTGCACTTAATGATGCACTACTTGGTATAGAGGTTATGTTTATACACCCATAAAAATTCAATGTCCTCAATCCTACTGTACCAAATTGTACAATACTTGTTATTAAACTTCGTATTCCTACATTATTATTAACTTGAAATCCTGGCATAAATCCACTAATAGTAACTGTATAAGTTCCAGCTGAAACATATGTATGTATTCTATCTACTGAAGATGACGATGTTATCAATGGTGATGTACTACTATCTCCCCAATTTATATTCAATTGTGGAGTAAGTCCACCATAATCAGTAATTGGACATGTAAATACAGTATTAGCCGTTGTTGTTGTAATTTGAAACACAAACGGAAATGCTTGTGTTGAATCTGATTCTGCTAGTCTTCTTGCTATTCCCATAATATTAACTTAAATTTTTAGCTATTGTAAATCCATACCAACTCGTTCCACCATCAAATGTGTAAAATACTAATACATCTTCACCAGATGATGTCAGTACGGGTTGAATACCACCTGCCCAATTAACAGTTGCCGGCCATGTAATTACAAATGCCCCAGCGTTTACAGTTAATAATGTAAATCCAAATGCTTTACCAGCAGGTACGTTGGTGAATGTTACTGTGGCTGTTCCATTAAATTGTCTTCTAAAATTATTTGCAGTTGAACAATCTATTGCAACACTAGCACCAGTTCCTAAATTATTATAAATTTCTCTATAAGCAGTTGCTTCTAAATATGTACTAGCATCTAATCCGCCGGTCAATGTAATATCACCTGTTTGTGTTGTATTACCAACTATTGTTAATGTAGTACCATCGTATGTTAAATTACTTTCAACATTTGCTTGAGTAGGAACATCCTGATATGTAAGTAATCCATTATTAGTCGCACCATTTAGTGCAAATCCATTTGTACCAGATGTTCCCGATGTTACACCGGTTGCCGATGTACCACCACTTCCAGAAGTTCCGGATGAGCCACTTACACCTGATGTTCCGGAACTAAATCCTGGTGCGTTTGTACCACTAGTACCAGATGTTCCAGTTTGACCAGATGTTCCCGATGTTCCAGAACTAAATCCTGGTGCGTTTGTTCCTGAAGTCCCAGCACTTCCATTAGTACCACTTATTCCAGAAGTTCCACTTGTTCCCGAACTAAATCCAGGTGCATTTGTTCCCGAAGTTCCGGATGTACCTCCAGAACCACCACTTCCTTGTGCTCCAGAAGTTCCACTACTTCCAAAGAAAGTTCCATTTACTCCGGATGTACCAGAAGAACCAGAAGTTCCCGAAGTTCCATCGGTTGCCGAAGAACCAGATGTACCATTACTTCCTGAAGTTCCCGAAGTTCCGCTACTTCCAAATAAAGTTCCGTCTTGTCCAGAAGTTCCTGAAATTCCAGAAGTTCCCGAAGTTCCATTAGTTGCGGAAGAACCAGAAGTTCCACTTGTACCGTCAGAACCAGATGTACCAGAACTTCCAAAGAATGTACCATTTACTCCGGATGTTCCGGAAACTCCTGATGTACCTGAAGTTCCTGATGTACCCGAAGTTCCTGCTGTTCCGGAAGTTCCAGATGTACCACTACTTCCAAACAAAGTTCCATCCAATCCAGATGTGCCAGAAATTCCTGAAGTACCAGATGTACCAGAAGTTCCCGAAGTTCCCGATGTACCATCTGAACCAGATATACCCGAAGTTCCACTACTTCCAAATAAAGTTCCATCTTGTCCAGAAGTTCCTGATGAACCAGAAGTTCCCGAAGTTCCGGATGTTCCATCGATTCCGGAAGTTCCATCTATTCCTGAAGTTCCTGAAGTTCCACTACTTCCAAATAAAGTTCCATCTTGTCCAGATGTTCCAGAACTTCCCGATGTTCCAGAAGTACCATCACTACCGGAAGTTCCCGATGTACCACTTTCACCACTCGTACCACTACTTCCAAAGAACGTACCATTCAGTCCTGATGTGCCACTTGTTCCATCAGTTCCCGATATACCAGATGTACCAGATACACCACTCGTCCCATTTGAACCAGATGTTCCTGAAGTACCACTACTTCCAAAGAATGTTCCATTTAATCCTGATGTACCACTTGTTCCATCGGTTCCCGATATACCAGATGTACCCGAAGTTCCATTTATACCGGAAGTTCCCGAAGTTCCATCACTTCCCGAAGTACCACTACTTCCAAAGAATGTTCCATTTAAACCTGATGTTCCATCGATTCCGGATGTTCCGCTTGTTCCAGATGTTCCGCTAGTACCGGAAGTTCCAGATGAACCATCTATACCGGAAGTACCACTACTTCCAAAGAATGTTCCATTTACTCCAGAAGTGCCAGAAGTTCCCGAAGTTCCTGATGTACCAGATGTTCCATCACTACCGGATGTTCCCGATGTGCCTGAAGTACCATCTATGCCAGAAGTTCCCGAAGTTCCTGATGTGCCAGAAGTTCCATTAGTACCACTTATTCCAGAAGTTCCAGATGTACCATCACTTCCCGAAGTTCCTGATGTGCCATCGCTTCCCGAAGTTCCAGATGTACCACTCGTACCACTTGTACCTTCACTACCATTAGTGCCGCTTGTTCCAGATGTACCAGATGTACCATCACTTCCCGAAGTTCCTGATGTACCATTTATACCAGATGTGCCCGAAGTACCCGATGTCCCATCAGTTCCAATTCCGCTTGTACCAGAAGTTCCCGATGTGCCGCTTGTGCCATCACTACCACTCGTACCGCTTGTACCAGAAGTTCCCGATGTTCCACTTGTACCCTCACTACCATCGGTGCCTGAAGTTCCCGATGTTCCAGATGTACCATCAGAACCAGATGTACCAGAAGTTGCCGATGTTCCAGAAGTACCAGAAGTTCCCGATGAACCTGATGTTCCAGAAGTACCAGAAGTTCCCGAAGTACCCGATGTACCGTCTATTCCACTCGTTCCACTTGTTCCAGAAGTTCCACTACTACCAGAAGTTCCGCTTGTTCCTGAAGTTCCCGATGAACCTTCACTTCCCGAAGTACCAGAAGTTCCCGAAGTACCCGAAGTACCATCAGAACCAGTACTTCCCGAAGTTCCAGATGTTCCGGAAGTTCCTGAAGTTCCCGATGTTCCACTACTACCAGAAGTTCCAGCTTCTCCACTACTACCAGAAGTTCCAGAAGTTCCCGATGTACCATCTATACCAGAAGTTCCACTACTACCAGATGTTCCGGATGTTCCAGAAGTTCCTGATGTACCAGTTCCACCACTTGTTCCCGATGTTCCGGAAGTTCCTGAAGTTCCACTACTTCCCGATGAACCACCGGTACCCGTACTACCAGAAGTACCACTACTTCCCGCAGTACCACCACTACCTGCAGAACCGGATGAGCCAGAAGTTCCACTTGTTCCGCTTGTTCCAGATGAACCACCACTACCAGAAGTTCCCGAAGAACCTCCACTTCCGGAAGTTCCACTTGTTCCGGATGTACCTCCACTACCAGAAGTTCCGGATGTGCCAGAAGTTCCTGATGTGCCGCTTGTACCAGATGTTCCTGATGTACCACCACTTCCAGATGTACCAGAAGTTCCCGAAGTTCCGGAAGTTCCTGATGTTCCAGAAGTTCCTGATGAACCCGAAGTTCCGGATGAACCAGAAGTTCCTGATGTTCCTGATGTGCCTGATGTACCTGAAGTTCCCGAAGTTCCTTCACTACCGGTTGTACCAGAAGTACCACTTGTTCCCGAAGTTCCTGATGTTCCAGAAGTTCCCGATGTTCCAGAAGTTCCTGAAGTTCCTGATGTTCCTGATGTTCCCGATGTTCCATCTATACCACTTGTTCCCGAAGTACCAGATGTTCCGGAAGTTCCAGAAGTTCCATCTACACCACTTGTTCCTGATGTACCAGATGTTCCTGAAGTTCCAGAAGTTCCTGATGTACCCGCCGAGCCATCGGTACCAGATGCGCCAGATGTACCGGATGAACCTTGTACACCTGCTATACTTCTTCTTTCTAATCTTTTATTTGCAGAATTCCAAACAACTACATCTTCAGCTGAGCCCGATATTAAATTTCCTAAAAATACACTACCACTAACACCCAAACTACCACTAATTGTAAGAGATGCGTTAATATTACTATCTTTGTTTACTTGTAAGAATGATGCCGTATTAACTCCTTCCGCATTTAAAGCGTATAGAGCGTATGATGCAGTAAATGCTAATGAAGCAGTACCAACCAACATTGAAGAAGTTTGTGAACTAAGTAAATCACCTAAACCACCACCACTTCCACCACCACCTAATATTCTTACTAATACGCCATCTGAACCAGATGCTATTACATCAACACCAGAACCAGTAAAATGAATTTTTCCTACTTGTGCTTTTACTAATGAACTAGTTTGATATATAAATAATTCAGTACCACCACCTTGTCCTGCATTTAATGCGTATGAAGCTGTTAATGCGTAAGATGCACTCACTGCACTAAATACACGCATTGAGGAAGTTTGGTCATTTCTCACATACGCATTTGCATTTGCCAAAGATGCGGATAATGATACCAATGATGCTGAATCAAATCCAGTCACCGCATCTGCTAATAAAGCCTTTCTAGCAAATGATGCTGATAAAACCTCACCGAAAACTCTATCCCCACCAATTGTACCACTTATCAAAGAACCACCACTACCAATCACAACGTGTCCAGAAGTTAAGCCGGCAAATTTAACTTGTATTGTATTATTATCAATCGATTTAATAGTACCAGCCATAATCTGGTCTTCAGAACCAGTAGCGTATACCTGAACTATTGGATAGCGAATATCTAAATTATGTACAATTGTTAAATCACTTACATTATTAAATGATACAGTTTCAGTTAATGAAGTTTCCGGTTGTGGAATGAAATAACCCTGATTTTCATTGTATCTTAATATTTGATATTCTGCTGATGCAGTAGGTCCTACTCCTTGGAAATTATATGTACCTAAGAAAGAACCGGTGAATAATGCAGATTTAATAATACCACTAGCCGTTACATTACTAAATCTTGCTTTTTCTTGCACAAACATTTCTCCATAAAAGAATGAAGATGTATTAACTACAAATCCATTATTCGGAGAAATTGATGCTGTCGCAGAACCACTCTTTAATATAAATGTCTCAAATGATAAATTTGCAATATTAATATTGTTTAAACCACTACCATCCCCCACATATGTAGAACCACTTTGGAGTATCATATTACCACCACTCACAAACACACTTCCGCTCACAGTTAATGAACCAGAGAATATTCTTACAGATGTATTTATTTCCAATCCTTTGTTTGGTGATATTATTGCATTTACAGATCCAGATTGAATTCTATCTAATTGAAGGTCTTGCAATGCGTTTGCAGGGATATTGAATAATCCACCACCATCACCTATATAAAGTGCTGCTGTTATTGGTACGTTTACATCTAATTTAGTTGGGTCAATAATTGCTCTACCAGAACCAGATTGAATTCTATCTAATTGTAAATCTTCTAATGCTGATGCAGGGATATTAAATAATCCACCACCATCTCCATCGAAACGAGATGCTGATATTGAACCACTAATACTTACAGAACCAGTAAATAATGAACCATAATACGAACCAGAATTTGCACCAACTGCCGAAAAATTACCTTTTGTTGTTACAATAAATTGTATTCCACTTTGAACTGATGCGGTTGCAGAACCACTTGCTATCAATGGAGCTGCTGATGCTTGTACGTTTGTTAATTGAGAACCATCCCCACTAAATGAAAATGCTCTTACACTACCACTAATGTCAATTGAACCGGTAAATCTAGAACCAATCGCTGACCCAGTTGCTCCGGTTGTTACTACAAATGCATCACCACTTTGAACTGATGCAGTTGCTGAACCACTTCCAATGAATGGTGCCGCTGCCGCTTGTACATTTGTTATAAAACTACCATCACCTAATATAAATTGAGCTTTGATACTACCACTTATATCAACCGAACCAGTAAATTTAGAACCAAATTGTACATTCTGTCCACTTCCAGTTGCTCC